GTTCGGCATCGGTGAGCATTTCAAGTGGCGCTCTGCTGCTCTCAACGACAGTGGTCTCTTTCCACTGCGCCTGTGTCTTCAACCAGAAGATCATCGCAGTCGTGTCGCCCGAAAGGCACTTCTTGTATAGCGTTCCGCAAACCGATGCGTTGGCCTTCGCCTTCGCCAGATCCAGTTCGTCCCGATACCACTTGCGCAGGGTTTTCGCGTCGATACCAAGTACGTCAGCCACGATCTCCTGCGGGGTGCCGACCATCGTGTGCATCTGCACGGTCTGGCGCGTTGCCTCTGTCGGTTCGTGTGCTGGCCTGCCTGTTTTGCTACGCGGCATCGGCTGTTGCCTTTTCTAGACGGGAAGAACGCATGGCGTCATATGTCTCCCCTGTCGATTCAAGCGTTGCCTGTTGGCCTGTGAAGTCCTGCCATCGCTTGATGATGACGTCGCAGTAGGATGGATTGAATTCCATCGCCAAACAATTTCGGTTGGTTTTTTCGCAAGCTATCAATGTTGATCCTGAGCCAGCAAAGAAATCTGCGACCAAGCCAACGCTGTGATTTAGAATGGCTTTTTCCGCCAAGGCCACCGGTTTTTGGGTTGGGTGAAAGTCGTTCCTTGCGTCACGCTTCAGGTCCCAAATTGTAGTCTCTGTGGTTGCACCACACCATTTTAACGTTTTCCCTTTCGGCTTCCAATATAAGCAAGGTTCATGGCGCTGTTTGTATTGAGCGTTCATGGCCGCATATTTGGCATTCGTTTTGTGCCATATGATTAGAGCATGTATCTCCCCGACACATGAAACGGCGTTGTAAAGTTCAACCGGCTTAGTGCCAGCAAACCAAGTGTAGCACGGGCCTTCGCAAAAAGCCGCTATGATCGGAATTACATCAGTGTAAATTGCCGCGCTGTCGTCGTTGGCCAGCCTTTCGCGCTTTCGCTTGATGTTGACGTCTCCGCTATGAAAATGGCCGCCCTGATAATCTACCCCATACGGCGGATCGGTAAACACCATGTCCGCCTTCCCCCCATTCATCAGCCGCTCCACCGCGTCAATGCTGGTGCTGTCCCCGCACATCAACCGATGCCGCCCCAGCAGCCACACGTCGCCCTCAACCGTTACAGGCGTCTCTGGCACGTCGGGGACCTCGTCCTCGTCTGTCAGGCCCTCCGTAGGCTCTGCCAGCATGTCCGCTATCTCGTCCAGATTGAAGCCGGTCAACGTCAGGTCGAATTTCATGTCCTGAAGGTCGGTGAATTCCAGCTTGAGCAGGTCAATGTCCCAATCGGCAAACTCGGCCACCTTGTTCACACTCAGCCGGAATGCCTTGATCTGCGCATCGGTCATGTCGTCAGCCAGGACCACGGGTATCTCGGTCAGCCCCAGCTTCTTTGCCGCCTTCAGTCGCAGGTGTCCGTCAACGACAGTCCCGTCTGACTTGGCCACGACAGGGACGCGAAAGCCGAACTCCCGAATTGCCGCCGCAACATCGTCTACCGCGTGATCGTTCTTGCGGGGGTTGCGGGCGTAGCCGACCAGTCTATCGATCGGCCATGTCTCAAACTCCAGCATTAGTGCTGGTAATCCTCTTGCTCGTCATCGCGGCGGGAGCGGTATCGGATGCGGAGCGCCTTCTTCTGCCCGGCGCTGTCCGTTATCTGCTGCTCAAGTTCGCCGGATGAACCCTCATCAAGCCGCACGGTGAATGTCGCTGTCGTGGTGGTGTTGCTTTCGCCAGTGATGGCCATGTCTGCTTCGGACGTATTGGTCACGGCGCTGATGGTGTTGCTGCCGAGCCAGCGGGACCAGTCAACGGTATAGGCCAGCACGTCGCCATCGTCGTGAAAGGCTGTCGGGTATCCGTTCAGCATGAACAGGCCGCGCATGGTGAGGCGACCGTTCTCTTGCATCAGGATTGTCCGGTCAGCCATTAACCAGCCACCCCGTACTCAGCCTTGAGGGCTTCCCAGTTGTAGCCGTGGCCGAACTGGCAGGCCCGCTTGTTCGGGTCAACGATCAGCATCGTCCAGGTCTCGCCGTTCTCGGATGCCAGGACCGACAGCATGTGCATGACCTCGATGGGGGAGCCGTCTGCGTTCATGCCGATCTTCACCGGCACCACAGCGCGCAGGACTGGCTTCTCGCCGTGACGGGTGGCCAACTGTTCCAAGGCGTTGTCGTAAGGGGCGCAGGGCGCAGCCATGACAGGGGTGCAGGCGATGAATGGCAGGGCAGCGAGTGCGAGCAGCTTCATGGCGTGTCTCCTGCGAATGTTGGCGGGCCGGGCGCTACTCCGGCTGGAGGATTGCTATGCACAACCTCCCGTGTCAGTTCGCACTGTGCTTCTGCTTTCAGCGCCGCCGCCAATTGAAACCCCGAAGACCGTAGCCTCCGAGGGGGCCGCTGGGCGCACCATGCGGCGTTGTTTGCGTCCGGGCGCCTCCACACTTTCCCGGCAAAGTGTAACAGGACTTGCTCGCTTGATGCGCTGATTGCGCGCGATGCCTTGGAGTGACAACCCCACCAGACGCACTGATGGAGGTTGCTTGACTGACATAAAAGCACATGCAGGACAGGGAATCAACCCCGTTCGTGCGGGGAGCGGTTGGGAATTTGGGTGGGGGCTAACTCCCTGCATCCCTCCCCTTGTCCAGCACCTTCAACCCCCGGATTAGTTCCCGCCGCTCCTGACTGTCATTCACCAGCCAGCCGGGGAACTGCAACAGTCCGCACACGTCCGTAATCACCGACCGCTGCATCGGGGTCAGGCTGGCCTGCATCTTCCGCAGTGCCGCCTGTTCCTCGACCAAATCTGACATGCCGCCACCCGTCGCCGCGCCGGAACGAATGCCGGGGTTCTCGCTGCACAGGCGATACAGCCGCCCGAACCTGAATGCTTGCCCCCATTCCCCGTCATCGATCTTCCCCGCCCGCCAGAGGAAGTCGAAGCCCGTGGCGCTGGCATCGTGCCTGCCGGGGGCGTCACAGATCGCCGCTGCGAGCAGCTTCCGGGCCTGCGTCTCCGGTGTCCCGTGGTCCCGCTGGCTGACCCTGCGGGCGCGTCCGTTCTTCTCCCGAAGCTTCACGCCGTGTGAGTGTGTCTTGCGCTTCTTGCTCATTCCGACGCTCCGTTGCTGAAATCAATGCCTGAAGGGTCTTGAAGGCCCGATCCGCTGGCTGCTTCAGATCGGCCCATGCCGGGTGCCACCCCTCGTTCTCCGCCCATTCCGCCAGTACCGAACCAACCACCACTTCCGGGTACTGCGACAGCCTGGACGCAATCGCCTTCAACCGCTGGTCCGCCTTGGCCTGATCGTCGTTGCTGGACTTGAGCAGGATCGTCATGGCCGCGTACATCTGCGCTGCCCTTGCCTCGGAACAGTTCGATGACAACGCCGCCTTTGCTCTTGGCAGGCTGTCCGGGGTCAGAAACGTCCCCACCCATCGGTGCCACTGCCCCGTCATCTGGTCCTCGGTCAGATCCGCCATCGTCACCCGAACCGTAGACGCGTTGATAAGCGTCAACATACGCGCCGCCGCTGGATCGCCCACTGCTTCCCTTGCCGGGACGGGCCTTGGAGCGACGCTCGGCAGACCACTTGATCTCGTTACGGACCCACTTGCACCAAGCGAGGTGCCAGGACTTGAACCGGTTGCCCTTGGACCGGTGATGCAGGGCAAAGTCTTCAGCGATTCGCTCAATCTCTCCATCGGACAATCCTTCTGTGATGGCATAATCCCGGCTTTCGTCTGGAAGGGTCCACCCCTCCGGTAATTGCGTTTGTACCGGCTCCCGTTTTTTACCGGCATTTGGCTTCGAAGGGGGGTCAGGGGGGTTCTTACGGTTCAATGATGGTTCTATATGACGGTTAGGGTGTCTCTCTGACACCACCCCCGGTGTCTGTGTGATACCACCCTGGTGTCTGTGTGATACCACCCCCCCTTCGACTTCGGACGCCGCTTCTGTCACCAGAACCCGGTATTTATTCCCAACATTGGCCCCGTTTACCTTGTTCCGGATCACCTTTATGAACCCGCCTTCCTCCAGGTCACGGATTGCCCGGAGGACGCTTGCCCGTGACAGTTCGGTGGCTTCGGCGATGGTCGATATGGAGGGCCAGCACACCCCGTCGCAGTCGGCATTGTCCGCCAGCTTCACCAGAACACCCTTGGCCCTGTAGGAGCCGCAGTGCTGCTCATAGGCCCATTTGATTGCTGTGATGCTCAACGGGGAGCCACCGCGTTCTGCGCCTTCAGCATGTTCTCGGAGAAGCCGTACCAGCTTGCCCGCGCCGGGTAGTCCTTGATGGACTTGATGATGGTGGAGTGGTTCCGTCCGCCAAACTCACGACCGATCAAGGGGAAGCTGTGTCCGGTGTAGCGCCTGGACAGGTACATGGCACACCCGCGCGCCATCTCGACACGCCGTCCGCCCCTGTGCGCCAGGATCTGTTCCGGTGTCACGTCATAGGCGTTGGCTGTGTGGTGGATGATCTCGGCAATCTTCATGCGGCTTTCCTTTCGCGCTGTTGGCTGCAAGTCACAGCAGCGGCTCCTGCACTGGCTTCTCCGGGGCGGGGACGAACAAGTCGGGCTGCGCATAGGCTTCCTCGATCCGCTTGCAGGCGATGTCGAAGTATCCGGGGTCCAGTTCGATGCCGGTGAACTTGCGGCCCAGCTTCACGCAGGCCACGCCCGTGGTGCCGCTGCCCATGAAGGGGTCTAGGATGGTTTCAGCGTCGGGAAGGAAGCCGAGGCACCATTTCATGACCGCGACGGGCTTTTGTGTCGGGTGCAGCTTGCCCCCGTCCATGTTCATGGGGCGAAACACAATGCGCCGCGCCACCATGTCCAGATTGGACCACGCCAACTCGAAGTCCGCGAAATCGCGCCCCGCGTTGTTCTTGTCCCATACCAACGGCGCGCGAGTCGGCGGCAGGTCGAAATAATTGCCGCCCCAAACAATCGCTGGAACATTCATGGGGACAAGCCACGATATATCGCCGGGTGACTCGTCCCACGTCTGCCCTGCAAAACCACGCGATACCGACAGTCTGTTAGACTTGTTTATCCCAATCCCATACGGCGGATCAGTCACCACCGCATCGAACTTACCCAGCGTCGGCATGACCTCCAGACAGTCGCCTTGGATCAGGGTGCAGTCGCCGATGATTTCCTTGCGGATAACGTCAGCCATTCGCGTCAACGGCCTCGACCGTGATCGTGAACGGGCCGTCTGTCACAATCGCCCGGTCGTCCACGCAGAATTTCATGGAGTCGTCCACGATGACCCGCATGGATTTCAACAGGTCTTTCGTGGCCTTCCAGTAATTGTCCAGATCGGCATTCGCCCTGTAGGGGACGGCCATCGTCAGGCGGACCTGACCGGGGAACATGACCCGGCCCTGAGCGATCAGTTCATTGCCTGCCGCGCGCTCCCATGTCTTGTAACGCTGCGTCTTGACCCGACCAGGTCCATTCGCGTTGCGGAAGCATGAGGACAGGGCAGGCGGCTTTGGCAGTGTGTAGGTGACGGTCATGCGCGCGCTCCATTCGCCTGATATGTTGCCCGGCTGAAGCCAAGTGGCGTCACGGATCTGAAGTCCGCCCGCTCCGGGCCTGGTGCTGCCTTATGAATGCGGTCATCCGGGGCGTGATGTCCAGGGCATGAGTCAGGCATGACAAAGCCGTTGCCGGTCCACAGGCATGTTTTCTTCGTATAGTTGTCCGACTCGAACAGGCCCGCGTAGTCGTGTGGGTGGAACACATAGTCCGGCTTGCGCCAATAGGTGCTCATCGTGGAAACGGGGTTCTCGATCATGTAAGGCTTGCCGAACCACTCGCACCAGAACTGCGAACGCTCGAACAGGGCCACGGCGTCACGCAGCGCGCCAAGGCCCTTTGACTGGAACCACCGGGCACCGGAGACAGCTACATCGGTGCAAGGCGGGAAGGCAGCAACAAAGGCCACGCGGTCAACGATGCTGCGAGGCGGGATCCATGTCATCATGTCCGCCTGCTCATGCGTCCAACCTGGAAGGTCGGGACCGGGCTGCATGTCAACGGAATAGACCTCGTACCCGGCGTCCAGCCAGGGCAACCCCATGTTTGGGGTGCGGTTGAACAGAAGCAGGACCACAGGCACGGGCGCTACACGACGGCTCATTCCGCCCTGCGCATTCCCGGCCCGAGGCTTCCCGGCATTGGCGGAACAATCATGCCCTGCATCAGCAGGCCCGTCCCCACCACCGCGCTTCATGCCGGGCTTTATCGCTGGACCTTCTGGCTGGTCCTCGTGAAAGACGGTGGGGCGGGTATTCGTCATGCCGCCTGCTCCTTCGGCGGCGCGTAGCAGATGCTGTAGTGGTATTCGCAGTACGGCTTGCCGGTCAATGTCTGATGACCGCAGAAGTGAAAGCCGACTTCCCCTGGATCGCCGTGCGGGTACTGGCACTGCCTCGGGATCGGCAGATCACCCATGGGCATACGCTTCTTCGCTGGCGCGCGAAAGACGGGCTTGGGAAGGGGTGCTGACGGCGGCTCCTGGTACACCTGCGGGACACGCACACCGCTTGCCCGGCGTGGTGGCTTGCGGATGCCCGGCCCTGCCTTCTTCTCCAGCCCCAGCCTGTGCGCCTTGCCGATGATGCTGTTGCGCGGGCGGTTGAGGGCGTCGGCCACTTCCCGCGCCGAGTGGTCAACCCACATGCGGCGGAGCGTGGTTTCCTCGTCCAGTGTCCATTCGCGGTTGACCTTGGCCATCTGTGGGGAAATGGTCATTCGACCACCGCCCGCCAGCCGTCAGCGGCCTTGACCAGCTTGACGTTGGACCCGACCGCGCTGTGATACTCGTTGTCCCGTCCGAGGCTGACCGGGTAGGCAATCGCGCCTTCCAGTCCCCTTTCGGTCCA